CACTGCTGCGTTGTACTCTTCAGTGTCATACTCGACACCACGGTAAGTGACTTTTGCCATTGGGTTTCTCCAAAGTAGTAGGGATTTTACTCCGTTCCTTTAGTCAACTTTTACGTCCTCAAAGCATCCTTTCTCAGTACTCTGTTCCACGATCTGAACTAATTCAGATTTTGGAGTGTCAGTATGCTGCTGATGTATTGCGTTAACAAGACCAGTAGCATACTCACAACTTAAAAGACTAGCGAGAAGAAATTCCATGAGGATGAACGATTCCGTTCCGAGTCGGCTTACTTGCGTCCTCCAGTCGAAGGGAGGATGAACGATGTGTTAATGCTAACACACATACTCTATATATGCAACCAATTATGTATTTTTCGATACATTTCTACTTAAAGTACTTTTCTATCACTTCAACTTGGTCATGGTAACGAGCAATCTTATCCAACTCTACCTGAATTGCTTCAGTAATATCAGAATGTTCTCCAATACCTGCTGGATGTTCTAGGTAAACATTAACGTTTGCTCTATGCTTTGCAATCTCACCCTGTGCATGGGCTTTAACTGCTGCAATCAATTGTTCTCTCATGTGTATCATTTGTCACTCCTTATACTATAGCATATCATATGACATAATGTCACTTCCTTAACAATCCTTGCTTAACATGTTCTATTGCTGCTGGTAGGATTGCATATTCTTTTCTTTGAATTGCTTTTGTCAATGTCTTAATAGTATCATGTGGCATAATCTCAACCTCTGATTGCATAATAATCTCACCACCGTCCAACTCTTCATTCACATAATGGACTGTGCATCCAGTCTTTTCCTCACCTGCTTCCATTGCTCTCTCTACTACATTCAATCCTTTATACTTGGGAAGTAATGATGGATGAACATTGATGATAGGACAAGGAAAAGCAGAAGGATTTTTAATCACTCTCATATAGCCTGCCAGAATAATAAGATCTACTCTCCAAGTCTTAAAGAGTTCTATCATTCTATCTTCATCTTTGTGTGGTATTCTCACATGAGGGATACCATACTTTGCTGCTCTTGCAATAGCACCACAATCCTTTTTGTTATGAATCATTAACACAACTTCGTCATATCTACAAGTACGCACAATGTTCTCGAAATTTGAACCATTTCCAGAGCACATTATGCCTAATCTCATAGCGGTTTTCCGTGTTGATCTAGTAGTTTTGCTTGATACAGATTTGATTTCTGCTTCTTCTTGATCCTTTTATATTTTTTCATAATTTTATCTACTTCTGAATTAGGAATATTAACTTTTAACTTCTCATCTTTACTACTAACAAAACCAAGACCAGTCTTTTCAGACTCCTCTTGAGTTTCTATGTAATCATTTATTCCCTCTTGAATCTCATCTCTAATGAGTTCATTTATTTGATCTCGAAGTTGATCGTCCTTCATCACTTCCTCCTCTTTCTTTTTTCAGGTGGTTTATATCCCCATTGAGAAGGTTTAAGAGTTCCATGTCCATAATCTATATTTTGAATAGAACCTTTACCAAACTTATCAAAATAAAGATCAAAAATACTAACTCGTTGACCACGAACAAGATCCCTATGAACTTTATCCTTTACCTTATAAGATACTATCATAGCATCAGTTGGAACTTTTTTACACATCAACTGTTCTTGAGTAGCATCTTCGTTAATCATTTGGCACCCATAAGTACCAATAAGTTTCTTCTCTTCAGTAGACCAAGCTGATTTTGGTGTTGGTTTCTCTTTTAATTTTTTTTCTTCCTTTACTTCTTCAGTCATGATCCTCTGTTCTCACCCCATACTATATCAGGGAACGCTTCTTTCACAACATCAAGTGTTACCTTTGAATACACAGATTCCAAATCCTTATCTTTAATAAGACAAATAATTTCTGCTTCCTTTGGATGAAGTCCTTCAAGTAACTGAATGAACATAGACTCTCTACGAAGACCACTCAAAGTATCATTACCACCTTTGATAAAGTGATATAGTTGTTTCCACTCTCTACGTAATGAAGTATGATCTGTTCCTATAGGTACTTCATTCTCTTTGTAAGGAACCTGACCATCAGGAACTGCAGACTGTACTCTATCGTCAAAGTTCCAGATAAGAATAGCAGTTAGTGAGTCATCCCTATATTCTTTAAGGATCTCAACTCTCTTTGCCTTTGTCCTTTGCTCACCAACAAGGTCAAGTATCTCATGGATAAAAGGATTAGGTGGAAGTTTAACTCTCTTGACGGCTGGTTTCCTAGTCGTCGTCTTCTTCTTCGTCGTCTGTGTCATTGTAATTTTCAAATCGTAGGGCTAAAATTTCATCGGGAACTAAATTTCCATTCTCATCAAACATCTCTGGATGAACAGTATAAGGAACTGGTCTGTTGAGGAACTGGGATGTTACAGTGTTGGCAATCCAACCTCCAAAGAATCCTAACACAAATGTACCAAGTATTGCAAATCCAGCATAGAAAAGGATGTAAGGGGTTACTTCTTGTAACATAATATTCCTCCGAAGATTATTTTTTTTTGATGTTCAGATAAAAAGTAATCTCTCTACCGAAAAGAGAGAACTGTAACTGAAATGTTTTGGGTGTTGGTTCCTCTTTCCTCCTGTTTCTTAATAATAACTCAAAACCTTTATTGATTTCGGTCTTGTCATTATTTAGATCGTCTTTTTCTTCCTCTTCTTTTGTCATCACTATACCTCACTGCGTCTTCTAATATACAGGCAAGATAATCTCTTATCTTTCTGGCTTGGGGTTTGGGAATATGGTGGTATGCCTCCCTTAATTGTTTGTGTTCGCTATCCACACCTCCTTTAATGTACTCATTAAGTTCAACAATAAGAGATCCTATTTCATGTGCAGTAGAACTTTTTAAAAACTGATCTGCTTCTGTTTTAGTTACTCCTCTTGATTGAAAATATTCATACAATTTTACCACAAACTTACCTTTAAAAGCAAGTTCAAGTGTTTCTTCTAGAACATAGTATACTTCCTCGAAGTTGTTTGACATAACATTAGACTAACTTATTTTCTTTCAGGTACTTTACAGTTGCAGATGCACCTCCAAGTTTCTGACCATCTACAGTTACTTGAGGAAAAGTTGCACCTTTCCCAAACTCACCAAAGAAACTTTCAGGAGTAAAGTCCTTTTCTATTTTATAAGTTACAAATTTTTGCCCTGCCTGATGAAGGAGTTCTTGTACCTTCTCACAATAAGGGCAACCATCCATTGTATAGACAGTAAAGTTATTCATACCGCAGTAATCTCCAGACCTTCTATTGATTTTGCATAGTCCCTATCAAAGATATCCATACCCTTATCTGTAAGAATATGATCATACATAGCATCAAATACTTTGGTTGGCATCGTAACTATATCAGCACCAAATCTAAAGCACTGTGAAGCATGACTTACATCCCGTAGAGATGCCGCTAGAACCTGTGTTGTGACCATTTGCTCTCTATAGAGTGCTGCGATGTCCTTAACAAGTCCTACACCGTCAAATGAGACATCATCTAAACGACCAACGAAAGGTGAGATGTATGTTGCTCCTGCTTTGGAAGCAAGAATTGATTGGGCCACGGAGAATACAAGGGTTACATTGACTTTAATATTTTCAACACTCAACTTTGCACATGCTCGAAGTCCATCCCTAGTACATGGAACTTTAATAGTAGCACACTTACCAAACTTCTTATGTAATCTCTTACCTTCAGAGATCATATTAACTTCACTACCAATGACCTCCATACTAATATCATTGATACCAATTTCTTTTAATTCTTGATATACATCCTCATGATTTCTACCACTCTTACGAATCAGAGAAGGATTTGTTGTAATGCCATCAATTAAACCTGTAGTCCATCTGGTTTTAATCTCCGTGACATCAGCAGTATCTAAAAAGATTTTCATAATAGAATTTAAAAATGTATTTAACGAGTTAAGTTGTTTGAATTATTAGAGAAAGATTATCTCCCTTCTCTAGAGCGATTCCTGATAGTGATATGATTACCTTCTATTTTGAAGTCTAGATAATCAGTATGATCCCATTCAAGTTCTTCATACAGACCATTAAGTCTATCCATATCGTCCCACAAATCAGTGGGAGTAGGTTCCCCCCAGAATGGATTGTCTTCCATAGGTTTTATATAATCCTTTGTAAGTTAGTTAGTATAGTTCGATACGCTAGAAGTATATCATCGTTTCCTTTTCGAAACAAGTCTTTGTTAAAGTTTTCTTATATATCAATCTTGCTCATGGCTTTCCAAGTACCCTATCATAGATTTAAGGGTGTGTATATTACTACCCACTTCACTCAATGCTATGTGACAAGATTTGCACAAAAGGCCTCGCACTTTCCCTGAAGAACTATTGTCAACATGAAATCTTTTGTGCCTTCCACGAGTCTTACTTGGTTCAGTAGTGCCACAGATAGCACAACAATTATTCTGATTAGAAAGCATAGACTCAAACTCTTCAAATGTTAATCCATAGTTTCTTTTAAGATACTGGGATTTAACACTGGAAGAATGTACTTTATTATATTCAACCGTCCTCTTTACCGTACACTCTTTACACTCATAAGAATATGATGATGCAAGTGCTGGATTTTTTCTAGAAAGGTAATACTCATCTACAAGATTTTTTTCTTTACCACAGACTCTACATACTCTAGTCTCTAAAAGTAAATGTCCTGTAGTAACTTGTTTGTCAAGTTCCATTCATGCACCGACTCATGCATATTATATATTAGACCCACCTAGTAACTGTCAATTCAATAGAGTTATCATCCATTTCCCATTCTTCTTCAACTTGAAATCCCAGTTCCTTCACTGTATTATGCACCGTCATTCTAGCATACTGTTGTGTAACTTTATCGATAAATCTTGATGGTGGAACTGGATCTTTCCACGTTTGTATATCTGCTACCAATTCATACTCACCATTACCATTCAAACGAAATCCAATATCATTACCTATGGAAACATCCACCTTTACCTTTTCATGTTGATGGTTAAAAGGATTAATTAATTCTTGATCCACCTGAACATCATACTGAAGAAGCTCTAGTGCTTCAATCAACTGTGGTTTGTGCTTGATCTTGGTTTGTATCGTGCTGAAGTGTGACATTTTCTTGTTGATAGTATTCTGGTTTGGTTTCTACGTAAGTAACATTACCAAGTTTTTCTTCTATAGATCTAGTTATGTTTTCACATTCATTACCAACAGCACCGAAGACTTCTTCAGATACAGTACCATCTTGACGAATAGAAAATTTAAGTTTCTGTTGTTTGGGCATAGTTAGAATTGTTTCGGATGAGTTACTACATCACCATGAATTTCACCGATGTCATCTATATGAGCATGATCAATATCAACATGCAATCCCTTCTCATAGAAGTCTGCAATTCTTTCTAGTGCATTTGCAATGCGAACTAATTCATCACTCATAATAAAAAATCATTTGGACATATTATAGCAATAAAAAAGCACCCTGTCAATTGACAAGGTGCTGATCCATCTCGAACTCAATACTATTTATCCAATAGCAGGAGCAACAAGTGCAACTTCTGTTTCACCAGCAGATGCTAGGTCAAGAGGGAAGTTGTGTGCATTTCTTTC